CAAGGTAATCCCCAGTGGGATACCCAAGGTAGCGAGATAGGCAGATGCGTTCAAAGGTGGCATTGAATGCCCATTTGATGACGGTGTCATCCGTAAGGGCGGCAACAACATCCGCAGGGATGGTTTCGCCGCAGGCAAGGTCAACGATCTGAACCGGAGAGCCGTCAATGCTGTAGGAAAACAGCAGAATTTCAAATACGGGCGACTCCACATAGCGGTAAACGCCACACTTGGCAAGGTTCTGATCGCTGTAGGTTTCAATATCGATTGAGAGTGTTTTCATAAGTTACCGCTCCTTTGCAAAGCCCAAATGGGGTGGCAGATTGCTCCGCCACCCCTGGGTGAGAGTATTAGCCGAGGAAATCTTCCTCATCGTCCGTTGCAAAGTCGGACTCAGCACTTGCCTTGCCGCCGAGAGGCTCACCGGCACGGATCAGCTGCAGGTTGTTCAGACCGCAGGCGATACCCTTGTTGCCGTTGGAGTTAAAAGCGTACAGGTTAATGCTGGCACGGCCGTAAACACCGGAGTAGACCTCGGAGCGGGTCAGCACAGGGTTGCGGTCAGCGTCCACGATGCCGGGTGCCGTGGGAGAGTTGGCGTTGATGAAGTACGCATTGGCATAGGCAGGGTCGTCGGGTCTCTCAATGTCACCATCACGCAGAGGGGTCTTGATGGCCGCGAGAGGAGGTACGGTACGACCGTTGCCCTTCAGCTTGGCCTGGCCTTCCTGGTAAGCAGCCTCGATAGCCGCCTTGATCTTGGCGACCGTCTTGGTGTCGGACTTGGGGATGATGAGGCTGACGCTGTACTTGGGCGTGCCGCCGTTGATGGACTTGGGCTCCCAGACATTGGCGTAGGACCAACGGGTATCGGGGCCGGTGATAACCTTCATGGGATTGGTGACCTTGTTTGCAGTAGTAGACATATTAAAATTCCTCCATAAAATCATTTTTGGCTGTATTCATTGCCGGACGTTTATCGCTCTCCGGTACGAGCGTGGGTTTGCCTTGAGGCTTTTCAATGTAAGGAGCAAGAAGCTCCTCAAAGCGGGATTTGCCGAGCAGTTTCTGCATGGCGGTGACACCGAGGACTTTGCGCTCATAGGGGTCGAAGCCTGCGCCCTCCACGGTGGCAGCTACAGCGGATTCGCTGGTGTACTTGCGGTTGGAACGACCCTCGACCAACTTCCAGCCGGTCCATTCCTTACCGCTGATAGCCTGCTGAAGGGCGAATTCCTTCACATCGGATGCCCAGGCAGTGAGGGCATCAACCTTGCCGAGGATTTCGGCAATCTCGGAGTCATCCAGAAGAGCCGGTGCCTGGAAGTCATATCGGGCAAGTTCCATATTCGCCTCTGCACGTTCTCTGCATTCTGCCTTTGCCTTGCAAAAACGGCACCACTCACCGCAGCGGAAGTCACCCTGTCCTGCGTAGGCCATTTCAGCTTTTTCGTACAGTTCGGTGTCTGCCCAGCGGAGCAGATCAGCCTTTGCCATACCGTCAACGCTGATATTGCCTTTTCGGGGCTGATAGATGGTCATGCGAATTTCTTCAATGTCGTAGATGTCATCGAAGATTTCCAGGGCACCCAAAGCATAAAGGCGCATCTGGGGATTGCCCACGGCACTGACTTCGACCCCTTTGCCATGTTTGTAATCGCAAATGTTCATGATGCCGTCTGCGATCACGATGCAGTCTGCCGTGCCGAACCCTTCCTTGACCCAACGGGAGAAATCCACCCGCTGTTCAATCATGACTACAGGGTCGGTGCAGGTCTGCTTGGCGGTTTCCAGAAGCTCCACCACATAGGCGGCATAGCCCTGGGCGCACTCCTCCATCTCCTCGTTGTACCAGGAGAGGTTTTCGATGGGGTCTTCCACCGGAATGCCGAGGGCTTGCTTCAGGCGGAACTCACAGAGAGTGTGGGCATCGGTGCCCTCGGCAGCGTAGTCACTGCCTTTATCCTCGTAGGCTTCGCAAAGCCGAGCGGAGGGCGGGCAGTTGAGCCAACGCTCCGAGGATGATGCCGAAAGGACTGCGTGTTTAGCCATTGCCCAGCACCTCCACCTCTGCAAGCAGGGCTTCATAGTTGTCGGGGTCGATGCCAGACAGTTTCGCTGCACCGTACTTCTGAAGGAGGGAACGGATTTGAGCAGTAAAACCCTTGCGGGACTTATCTGCGAGAACGGCTCTGACCTGTTCCAGGGTCAATGCGGGTTTGGCAGGAGCTGCAGGCTCATCTACACCCCCCGTATGGGGGTCCCCGCTGAACATCTCCGTTAGGGTGTTTGCCACATCGTTAATAGTGGCTGCGGCAGTGCGCAGGTCTTTGATTGCCAGTTCCAGTTCGCTGAATTTGCCCATTTACGTTGCCTCCTTCCTTGATTTGCTTGTCTTTCACGGCTCGGTTGATTTTCTTTGCCAGGTTTGCTGCGACGATGATGAAGTCGAGGAGGATATCAACCAGTTCCTCTTCGGGGGTCATCACCTGAGTTTCGGACTCGTACATTCTGTTTCACCTCCCGGAAGGAGCGGTGTCGGTGTTGCTCCTTACACCGCCTAATGGAAACGGGAGGTGAGTTCTGGCGGAAAAACAGAAAAGTTTTTTTAGAAAAATTCTGGGAACTCTTTTTGCAGGATGCCCATAGCCTTTTTGAGGCGGTCGGTGAAGGTCTTACGTGGGATGCCGATCTCTCCGGCAATGGCGGTATCGCTCAAGCCCTGTTCACGGAGTCTGCCAATCTCAATGGCCTGCGGCATGATTTCGCACAGACGGTCGAGGATCTGCCTCATATAGAGGGCATCGGAGACATAGTCGGCGGGAGACGGGACTTGCAAATCCGGCATTTCCTCCTGCAGATGGTCAAGCCAGTTCATCTCATCGCCCTCATCATCGATGCGGCCGGAGTCCAGGGAACTCATGTCACCGGGAGTGTGGTACGGACAGCTGTAGCAGTCCATGTCGCAGGAGAGACGCTTGGACGGAGGACAGACGCAGCGCCCGTGGTTCTGCTGGGTACGGCGGTAGGCGTTGATATCGCGGTAGTAGTCATCGAACTGCTCTTTGGTGCAAGGGATGCGCTGCTTGGTGGCGCGGAGATAGATGTAGTACTGATTGTCATTGGTTTTCATTTATTTGGCTCCTTTCAGATTTCGCAATCCGTCCAGAGCCGCCAAGTCCGCTAAAACAGAAAAAGACGGCAGGGAGAGACCCACCTCTCCCACAGGGGAGAAAGTAGGTCCCGCACTGCCGTCTTGCGTTCTGGCGGATTACCTGGTTAATTTACTTACGCTGCTTTGTGTAGCGGAACGTTCTCGACCTTGAGTGTTCCGTCTGGGTTGGCTGTGATTCGTGTGAGACAGCCCTTCTGGACGATCTCCACGACCTTACGGTCATGGCTGATGTCGCAGACCCGCTTGTCATTTAGGTTCTTTACGGGCTCCATTGACGCTCCTCCTTCCTTCGGTTCTTATAAGCATCACCTCCGTTTTCTTTCGACAATTCTCGGTAGGTACTACCAAAATTGTACTTGATGTGGTAAGATATATTCAAATCCTGCAAATTCATATCAAAATCGAAAGTTTATGTCGGAAAGGAATATAAATATGTCAGAACTGAATTTTGAGTTGCTCCAGGAGAATATCCGGGCTTTACTTAAGAAACATGACCTCACGCAGAGCGCACTTGCGGAAATAGCCGGAATGACGCAGGCCAATGTGAGCAAGGCGCTGAATCCCAATGAATCCAAGCAGTTCACCCTCGACCAACTGTTTCGCATCTCACAGCACTTCGGCGTTTCCATCGATGAACTGGTCGGAAATACCGTGCCATCGGAGATTACTACTGGCCCGCGCGCAGTCCTGGCCTTTTTCGTCAAACTCCTCTGCGAAGGGAGGGTTCGTGTTGAAAATGTCAACGTGGAAGAATTGATTTATGACCGCTATACAAACGAACACGGTGGTTTGGACTGTCGGCGGGTCGATAAAACAATTGAATATCCAGCCCTATATCTGCCGGACTATTACCGTGTCAGCGATTTCGCATTTTGTGAGCCAGAATACGAAGAACTCGATATGGAGTACTGCTGGTGTGGAAACGGGTCCCGGTATATGCAGGTCAATGAAATTCTTAAAAATCTCATCCCGATGATCAAGCTGTATAGAGAGAAGCAGATCCCTGAAGAAGCCTTTCAGATGATTTTGAACGGCTATCTGGAACAACTGCCCGAAAAATAAAAACAGGCCGGTACAAACATCCCCAGGTATTCACTACCTGCGGAATGCTCGTACCGGCCTGAACTCTCTTGGTTCCGCTCGTTCTGAGCTATGCAATTTGGGGTGGAAGCGTGGCCCTCACTTGGGGCCACTGCTTATGTGGTGGCTTGGGCCGCCTGTGCAACCTGTGTCATCAGTTTTCCAATCGGAACAATTTCCACGTCCTGGCTCTTGGGCTTTTTTATGCGGAGCGCATATTCTCCGCTGTCAGTCATAATAGCCTCCCCGATGGGAATATGGCATTCGGGGGTATAGACCATTCTTGAGGGCTTGCTCTTTTTATCAGCCATACGCACCCTCCTTAGAACGGGAGTTCTCCATCATCATCGTCATCCTCAAGATCGTCGCGCATGAAGGCATCGATAGCTTCTTGCAGACCCTTCTTGATTTTGGGATGCTTGGAGAATTCCTTAACTACAGCGTAAAGGTCATCTACAAGTGCAGCCAGCGGAGAATTGTCTCGGTTGCTACACATAAACTGTGGGCCGATTCCTGGCTTATACATCCAGACTTCTTTTGCGAAGACCCCTGGGTCACCGTTGCGATATACGCTTTTGCTGATGTCCATCAGATACAGGTATGCCCCGTTTTTGAGCCGGAGGCCGAAGCAGTCACCCACTATATAGGTATGGACATCATAGGTATGAGACACAAAAACAACCCGTTCAACCTCATCGGGGTAGTCGCCTTCGCCGGACTCCAAAAACTTCTCATAACTGAAAAGCGGATGGTCAATGTTACCGTTATAATCGGGTTCCATTCGGTTGAGGCTGTCTGCGGAGGATCTGATCCACTCCAGCTTGTCCTCGGAGGTGTCTCGCTTCAGTTTCTCAATGAAGGAGATGAGATAACGCTCCGTAGGGGTCAGCCCAGAGAGGTCAATGTTCAGAAGGGTGTCAACGCTCGTGTTGAGCGCTTCTGCTACCTTAACGATGAAATCGATGCCCGGCTTAGCCTTGTCGTCCTTACTGGTTCTGGAGATATATCCAGGACTGACGCCAGCCTCAGCTTCCAACTCGCCGATTTTCTTGCCGAACTCCTTCAGCATGAAGGAAATATTATCAAGCATGAGTTGCTTATTGAACTCTGCACTCATAAAATCACGCTCCTTTTACCTGCTTGCCTATATTATACATAGACTTTACGAGTATGTCAAGTACATAATAGAAATTTGAATTGTAAAACAAATATGAACACCGCAATTTGAATTTTTTACTGATACATCAGCCCAGGCATCTTTACGCTGTGTCTGCCGTCATCCGGCATCTTGAGGTCACCCAGTAGAATGCCATAGGTGATGGCGTGCTTTCCAAAGCGGCTGCGGATCTCCTCGACCATATCCTCAAGCCGCTCCCTACGTTCCAGCTTTGCGGTATCCACAAATATGGAAAGCTGATCGGGGTCGGATTGCGGTACAAGGTCGATGGCACGGACGGTGACAGCACGGACTTTACTGCTCCAACGATAGCGCTCTTGAAACAGCCGATTGGCAGCAGAGGCTATTTCGGAGGGCAGTTGGGTCTTGCACGGCAGTTTGCACTGGAATTGCGCGCCGAGCAGGTCGTTGCCTCTGACGGCAACTTGGACGCCACGGGCTGAAAGTTCATGAACACGGAGCCGATGGCCGATGTCTTGGGAGAGGGCGAGAATGACCTTCCATACCTCTTCCTCATCGTTCAAGTCTGCAACACAGGTAATGCCGTGTCCGATGGACTTCACAGGGGAAACGAAATCCCGGTGCATCACCCTGGACTGGTCGGTGCCGTTTGCGTACCGCCACAGAGCAAGGCCATTCACACCTAACAGCCTTC